CGTCCTAAACGACGCATTACTTTTCCGAATCTACGTTTTGACATTCCTTTGCCAGGACTTGTTTGGTATGTAACCTCACGACCTGTACCTTCTTTGCCATCATCGGATTTGTATTTATACTCTCCTACACCTTTTTTGTAACCAATGCCTTTTTTCTTTAAATCTTTTTCGAGACCTTTGCGTTTTTCTCGATTTGCTTTCTCATCAGATCCCCTATCAGCACTTATATTACCAGTCTGTTTTGTCTTAGACTTGGTTAACATACGTGTTGTAGGATTGCCTTCTACTAATTTGATGAAATCCTGATAATACATAACTTTTAATTGTTCTTTTTGTGCCAACTTGTTAGCGGTAGCATACATTACTTCCTTATCACGTTTCCCATATAATTTTTTAAAACGACCTGCACTCTTCGCTTTCATACCACGAACAATACGTTCCGCTTCCTGATTGATAGGTCCTCGTTGATCAGTTCCAAACCCTTTAGGTTTAGTATTTTTACCACCGTAGTATTTTTTTGCTTCTTTAACTAGAAACCCATCTTCACGAACTTTGTGTCCGTCGGGAATGGGCATACACTTTTTCTTAGTGTTGCAATAATAATGACCTTGTTTACAGGTTTCCATTACCCACCAACTACTTGCACTTCTTCTACGATAACCGCACTGGTAGCAGCAGCGATTTTTACGCAGCGTTGAACTAGTGCTTTATTGCCTGATGAATGTGTATAATCAGCAGACGCACTTGATGAATCAATATCTGTGCTTAACATATTAACATTATTTGCAGCAGTTATTTTTTTACCTGCTGTTCCTGCTGATAAGAAGTTACTGTCTATGGAAGGACTAGTACCGTTATCTACAACAGCGATAAAATCTCCTACAGAGAATGGATGGTTGGCAGAACTATCTTGTAGATGTTGTCCAACAAAGTAATCTCCAGTAGAATCTGAGACTGCTTTTATAATTTGTGCTTGACCTGGTTTACCACCTTTTACAAGAATGAACTCATTCTGCACAAGTGTGATTGCAGGACCACTACCAAAGGTTACAGTTGCTGCACCTGCAGTGGAACCAACTCTATAGAATCCAGTCTGGATCACCTGATATTCAGTTGCTCCTGCTGCTATAGTGTTAGTGCTTAATACATTAAGTACTGTCATTGTCGTGTCTATGTTGTTTCAGTATCTTTATTTATGTTCTTTTGTGCCTTCAACATTTTTTGAAGATCTGATGTGCTACCTACAAACATGGCATTAGTGACATTCGTAGGTCCTTTCTTCTCTTCTTTATCTAATTCTTTTATCTTTAATTGTAGATCAATTAACTTATCAGCAACGTCACCTACATTCTTAATAAGTTGACCTGCCACTTCATAAGCTCTAGGATGATCTGACGCTCTTGCCACGTCAAGTATTCCATCGACTGCCTCCTGTCCTTTCATCACTAAGTTATGTAGTTGAGCACGAGATGCTTCATAGTCTTTTACTATGTCCTCTTGCTCACTTTTCTTTAGTGATGGTTTTACCTTTTCTACATGTTTTTTAAGTTCGGAAGGTTCAGTTCCGAAAGTCTTATCTAGTCCTTCAAATGGATTCATCTTGACCACTCACAGGGTTGTATTTCTTCATGTCTTGGAAGAATGATGTAGTTTCATTGAAACCAAAATCATCCTCAGCAGTGACTAATGCGTCATCAGCTGCATCAAGTTTAAATACGTTTGCTCCTCCAACTGCTGTAGCAGCAGTAGTTCCGTTTCGACCTCTTTGTACATGAACAGTATTACCTGTTATACCAGTAACTTTCATCTGCTCACTACCAATATAAAGATCATCCCACTTAGCAATACCTGTTGCACTTGCAACTGGAATGTTAGTAGTTGCAGCAGTAATATTAGAAGACAAGGTAGTTACTACAGTTCCATCCTTATCAGTCCATGCCTCTGGTGTAGTAGTATAGCGAACTTGTCTTGGTGCTGTAGTTGTATTCGTAGATGAGTAGTAATCGACTTTTGTTTCTCTGATAACTTTGTGTTCTGTAACAGGACCGTATAGATATGTTTTTGCAGTAAACCTTAGTGTATAGATGATTGCTCTACGAGAAGTAAAGTCTGACTCATAATCATCTTCATAGTCTATAGATTGTAGAACTACAGGAACATCCTTTATCTCTTTCATTGCAGACAATAACTTGACTGGTAGATTATAATGAGGTTGGAATATAGGTAATATCTGTTCTAAAATTTGTAGACCATCATCTTGGTTCTTAGAAATAATTGCTAGTTCAAAATCTAAATTATATGGAACTGGCATGTAAGTATTAAAATTTTCATCTACGTCTTTAGATATCTTTATCTTTTGAGTAGGAGATACTTTTCTTGTAGGATCATAATTCATACCTGCAATTTCAAAAGAAATTCTAGGTAATGTTATTTGTACTCTTTTATTTGTAGGATCGGGGTTTTGATCTAAACGTGCTAAGAATTTTTGCTTAGGACCATATGCAAGAGGAACTTTCATAACCTCATTTTGTCTTCTCAATTCAATGTTATTAAAAAGAGTTCCAAAACCAACAATGGTCTTTCTGAATATTTCGTGGTAAGCGTATGTTCCTAGCATTAGATTGTCAAGTCAGTAGTGTTTCCAACAGTTCCAAATGGATTAGATTCGGTAAAGTCAATAATATCATCATCAGCAGTCTCAAACTCCATGTTTTGATCATACTCGATGTTCTTATTATCTATAGTATTATAAGATGCGGTTGTCCAAGACGCACTCGATGTTCCACCAGTAATGGTTTCGGGAACAGTAAATGTTCCAGAACGATTTATAACAATAAGAGTTCTAGTAGCAGAATCCCAAGACTTAACTTCAGCAGTTACATTAGATGAACCACCTGTAACAGTCTCACCTGCTGTAAAGTCACCGTTACCACCAGTAGCAAGACCTACTGTAATAGCATTTGCAAATGCAGTTTCGATAGCATCTAGTTCTGCAATGCCTGTATCAATCGCTTCGTCACTGTACTCGAAGAGTTCACACTGACATTCCCATACAAAGTTTCTACCTAACTGATAGAATGGTCTTTCTACTTCTACAAATTGTATTTCAAATAAATGTTTAGTTATAGGAAACCATATTAGATCCCCTTCGTTTGGTCGTCCTTCGACATTAAGTGTTGTAGAGTCGTCCACTTTTTCTTTAAACTTTTCACGGGAGAATATAAACGTCGTCTTATCTTCGATACGTATTCCAAATTTTGTAAGTAACTCACCTTGTCCTTCCCATCCTTCGACATTATTGACGTAGGCTCTGATTGGTTTAGCTGATTCAAACTTTCCGTCAGCATCTTCTCCGAAAACTGTGTCACGGTTGACAATAGTCCTCGGAACATAATATATGTCTTGACCATAGATTTCAATGCTTTCTACTACTAGGTTTTCAATAAATTTTTGCTCTTGTGCAGAACCGTTTGCTTTAAAACGTGCACTATGAGAATAATCAGACTGTACGTAATCTTGTGCAGGTGTATTTGAGATTGCCATTTAATTACCCCACTATGTCTAAAGGTGGAATTTCGTAACGATCACGAAGTTCTTCTTCAAGATCTTTCTTGAAGGTTGATCCATCTTCTAGGATCTGTCTACCATTTAAGGTAACACCACCTAACATTTGAATCCCATCATACTTACTTAAGTTCCTACCCCATTGTTGTTGGAATAGTGCTTCAACATAATCTTTTAACCAGTTATCATTATACATTTTTGTATATGTATCTGGATCTTGCCTCATTGTGCAGTCTACTAGTATATAGTCACCAACTTCAAAGTCACTCCAATCCATATCAAGATATAATTTACCTTGATGTTCGTTCCATTTTACTCTACGATTTGCCTGTGAATTAGTAATCCAATCAAGAGTTTCAAGATACTGTGAAGTTAAGAAGTAGTGTAATATATGTCCATGCGTCATAGCATAAATGTCATTCAAAAATATCTGATATTTAATATTAAAAATATTACCTGGTACTATACTTGATGCACCAATACTTGTGTAAACATGATTAACACCTAATGTGCCAGGTGCAGTATCAACATAATTGTTTTGCTCAAACCAAGCACTACTACCTGATTGTCCAAATGTTTTTGCATTAGTTTTGATTGCTTCAGTTACTTCTATTCTCAAGAATGCTTGATAACTTCCGTTATAATGATATTCTTGGTAGTAATCAATAGCTTCTTCTACTAAGTCATCTAACTGCTCAGTAGCAACGTTTATGTCAATCGTAGGAAAACCTAATCTACGAAGAGCATATTCTTTTAATTCAGTTTTACTTGCGGGTCTAGTAGCAGACATTTGTTATTATCCGAATGAATTAATAGTCAAATTAGTAACATCATTAGCACCAACGGTTTCTCCAACTTTGAAGAATCCATCTACATTATCAACAGTAACAGAACTGCTATCCATAGCAGTAATAGTTCCAACAGTTCCACTAGTTGTTCCTGTTAGAGTTGCACCAACTTCCATTGTAGTAATGTCAGCGAGTGTGAATGTTGCATCTGTAAATACAGTAGCAATATTGATAGAACCATCAACAAATACACTTGCAACATCAAAGGTTGCATCATTACCAAATACAGCAGATATAGGAATTGTGCAACCATTACCATGTATTTCTGACACAGTAAATTGAGCAGTTCCACTACCCCCTGCAATAGTTATAACTTCAGATGCTGCATAACCAGATCCATCATCATTGATTGTAACAGCAGTTATCTCTCCATCAGTGTTAACTGTGGTATCAACTGTCAACCCAGTTCCTGATCCAGATGAAGTTGTTGCAACTCCAGTTCCTGCTGAGTATCCAGTTCCTGCTGTCGTAATGGCACCAAGAGTTTTAGCACCTGATCCATTAGCATTTACAATAGTAATAACATCTGATACTGCATAACCAGATCCATCATCATTGATTGTAACTCCAGTTACTACTCCTGCTGATGTAGTGAGATCAACTGTTAATCCAGTTCCACCTCCTCCAAGAACTGCAATACCAGTTCCATCAGCATATCCTGTTCCTCCAGTAGAAATAGATCCTAATGTTTGTACTCCACCACCATTAGGGTTGGTTATGGTAATAGTGTCATCAACAGAATATCCTGTTCCTGCAGCGTTCACTGTAACTCCAGTTACTTGACCACTTGATGTAGTAACATCAACTGTCAAACCGCTTCCCCCACCACCAGTCGTTGCAAGTCCAGTTCCATTAATGTAACCAGTTCCAACGACAAGAGTATCTGTTGTAGACACTCCACCTGCATTAGGATTTGTAAGTGTAATTGTTTCACCATTTACATAACCAGTTCCTGCAGCATTAATTGTAAGGTTTGTAAGTGCTCCAGAGGCATCAACAGTTGTATCTAAAGTCAATCCAGATCCAGATCCACCTGTTGTTGATACACCAGTTGCATTAGTAAATCCACCAGTTCCAGTTACCAGTGATCCAAGGTTCAATGTAGCAACACCCCCTGCATTAGCATTTGTAATTGTTAAAGTATCTCCTATTAGGTAATCTGTTCCTGCTTGATTTAAAGCAATGCCAGTTATAGCACCGTTAGTTACAGTTGTGTCAACTGTTAATCCAGCTCCAGTTCCACCAGAAGTTGCAACGTCAGTTCCTGCAGTAAATCCTCCAAGACCACTTGCTGTAATAGATCCAAGTGATACAACAGAACCTGGTGTTGGATCTCCTGATAGATTAAGTTTCAATGTAGTTGTAGTAGCAAGATTATTCAACATTGCTTGTAACTGTGCAAACGCATTATCAAGTTTGTTTTGTACTCTTGTTTCTGTGTAGTATAGATTTGAAGAACCTTCTGATAAACTATCAGTATCATGGTTGTCAAGGTTTGTTGCCTGTGTTGCAGTAGCAGGAGTAATGTCAGTAGTTCCGTCAAAGGTTGTGCCACCGATATTTCTTGCAGTCTGTAAGGCAGTTGCAGTATCAGCGTTACCTGTTACATCACCAGTTATATTTGCATTAATAGTATTTGTAACATTGATAGTATCAACATATAGATTTGCCCATTTCTTAGCACCAGATCCTAAACTCCAAGTAGAACCTGTATCAGGAACTATAGTTTTAGCAGATGAGGAAGAATTAGTTAAGTTACCAGCTAGATTACCACTAATGTTAGTGATAGTTGCTGTATCACCAACAAAGTTATCTCCATAAATGTTCGCATATCTGGTAGCACCATTTCCTATATTCCAAGTACTGTCAGTCTCAGGAATTATTGATTTGGTTGATGAGGAAGAATTAGTTAAGTTACCACCTAGATTACCACTAATGTTAGTGATAGTTGCTGTGCTTGCTGTAACAGCATCAACATATAGATTAGCATACTTATTATTGCTTGCTCCTAGATTCCAAGTGTTATCATTATCAGGAACTATAGATCTAGATGATGTAGAATTGTTAGTTAAGTTACCACCTAAATTACCACTTATTGATCCTATAGTTGCTGTATCACCAACAAAGTTATCTCCATAAATGTTTGCATATCTAACACTACCAGATCCTAGATTCCAAGTACTATCATTGTCAGGAACTATAGATTTAGTTGAGGTGGATGATGCAACTAAGTTACCAGATAGATTACCATTTACTTGTCCTATAGATGCTGTATCACCAGTAAAAGCATCTCCATAAATGTTTGCATATCTCTTTGAACTTGATCCTAGATTCCAAGTAGAATCACTCTCAGGAACTATAGATTTACTGCTAGTATTAGAAGCAACTAAGTTACCAGATAGATCACCATTAATATTAGTAATAGTTGCATTATCACCAATAAAGTCATCTCCATAAATGTTTGCCCATCGAACTAGGGAACTTCCTAGATTCCAAGCAGAATCATTATCAGGAACTATTGTTTTTGCACTGCTAGAAGAATTGACTAGGTTACCAGCTAGATTACCATTTACTTGTCCTATAGATGCTGTATCACCAACAAAGTTATCTCCATAAATGTTGTTGTATCTAACAGTACTACTTCCTACATTGAAAGAAGAATCAGTAGCAGGAACTATAGAATTAGTTGAGGTGGATGCTGCAACTAAATTACCAGTTAGATCACCACTAATATTAGTAATAGTTGCATCTTCACTAATAAGAGTATCTGCATAAACATATAACCATCTATTAGAATTGCTTCCTAGAGAATGAGTAGAATCAGCAGCAGGAATTATTATTTTTGCTGTAGTAGAACTAGCAATTAAGTTACCGCTTAGATCTGCAGTTATTTCTCCTGCAGCAAAGTTTCCAGAACCATCACGTAAGACTAAGTTGTCAGATGCATTGTTAGGTGTAGAAGCAACGTTAATAGTTGTGTCTCCTGAGACACCATCAGCATTGGTAAGTGTTATACCTGATGATGCTGTAACTTGTAAGGTTCTTTGTGCAAAAGTATTAGCAGCAGTTCTTACGACATAACCAGTACCAGTCATTCCAGATAATCCAGTTATATCAGGATCATCAAATGTTGTTGTAAGTGTAATATCTGAACCACCATTAATGCTTATGCTTCCGTTTACAACACCGTCAATAGTTAATGTTCTAGCAGTCTTCCATTCGTCAGCAGTAATTGCGTTACCTTGAATACCTGCACCTGATCCAGTTCCAGCTGCAACAGTGATAATATTAGCAGCAAAGTCACCAGATGAGTCACGATTAACAACTGTAGATACAGTGTTTGCAGTGGCAGTTGTCATACCATCTAGCAAGTCTGCATTAAGATTATTGATCTTATCAGTTGTTGGAATAACAAGAGCAGGTCCTGATGATACCTGAGATGTAATTTGACCATCTACAGTTAGAGTTCCATCTATGTTTGCATTTGAATCAATATCAACAGATTGTCCTGCACCTGTAACATGAATAGAACCAACTCTTAATGCACCATCAGTTCCTGTAAATATTTCTGAATTATTAGTAGCATCTGTTAAGAATGCAAATTCTAAGGATGATCTATCTAATCCGAAGAAGCCAACTTTAGCAGAACCGTCGTAGTAACGGAACTCAACACCACGATCCTTAGCATCATTAGAGACTGGTGCTGTGTCACCACCCAAAGTAATAACAGGGTCATCGAGAGTTGTGACCGTGCTGTTGACAGTAGTTGTTGCTCCATTGACTATTAAGTTACCTCCAACTGTAAGATCATTATGGAACTCACCATCTCCTGTTAAATTAGTAACAGTAAATGCAGCTCTTGTGTTAGTGTTGTCATAAACAACAAGATCACCACCAAT